TCGGTTTCAAACCAAACAAAATCGTAATCTTGGATGAGGCTGATTATCTTAATGTTAACTCAGCCCAACCGGCTCTTCGTAATCTTATGGAGACTTTCTCTGCTCACTGTAGATTTATCTTGACTTGTAACTATGTTGAGAAGATTATTGACCCGATTCAGAGTAGATGTCAGACCTATAAGATTATTCCACCATCAAAGAAAGATGTCGCTGTTCATGCCAAGTATATATTGGAAGAGGAGAATATCTCTTTTGATTTAGATGACTTGGCTCTTGTGGTAACTGCTGGTTATCCTGACTTGAGAAAAGTTATCAATGACTTACAGAGACAGGCGATTGATGGTCAGTTAAAGATAGACAAAGATGGAATGTTACACAACGAGTTCAAACTACAGTTCTTAGATATGATAAAACAAGGTGTTGATTTGAGAACTATTCGTAAGTTTGTAGCTGATAGTAACTTTACGGATTACACAGAGTTGTATCGTTTCCTATATGATGAGGTAGAGAATATTTCCGTTGAGAAGTTACCAGAGATTATTGTTGACATATCAAATGGTTCATACCAGGATGTGTTGGTCGTAGATAAAGAGATTAACTTCATGGCTACCATATCAAATATACTAAGGAGACTACAATGAGTCTTAAACCAAGAAAACCAATTCCAAAACCAAAAGTAAAAATCGATTTATCAGATGCTGAAACAATGTCATGTCAAGCTTGTGGTAATAAAATCTTTATCCAAGGGTATGTCGTAAAAAAAATATCAGCCATATTATCACCCACTGGTGAAGAGGTTATAGCACCAATTCAAGTATTTAATTGTGGTAGTTGTGGAGAGATGTTACCACTGGCGGATGTTAATGAACTTATTTAAATGGATAGATGAACTATTTACCAAGAAAAGACCTTGGGATAGTTTTTCAGACGAAGATAAAAAGAAGTTTAGTCCGTTTATGGTAAATCGTTATTTAAGTATGAATAATGATTATTTACCAATTGTAAATCACTTTCAAAAACTTACGATAGAAGTGATGCCTCATTCTGCGGTATATAAGTTTTACTGCTCTTTACTTCCTAATAAAAAAACCTTTCTTAGGTATCTTAGTGGTAAAAAGATAAAGATTAACGAAAAAGTTGTCCCATTTATTCAAGAATATTTTAAAGTAAGTAAAACACAAGCAGGTGAATATTGTCAACTTATGAATAAAAATGAGTTACGATTATTGTTGACTAAATTTGGTAAAACTGATAAAGAGATTAAAAAAATGGGTGTTAAATGAACAAACTGTGGATGGCAATAATTGCTTCTTTTATTGGTCACGTAATTGCTTGGTTTCATATGCAAGGACAATTCAAATACGAATGGGCAAAAAGTATTTGGTGGGTAATCTTAGGTGGGATACCTATTAGTTTATGTTTTTATTATGGAACTCGATGGTATTATGAGTTTTTTGGAAATTATTGGTATGTTCGACCAATTGGTTTTGGTATGGCAACCATAGTTTTTGGAGTGTTAACTTGGTTAATATTAAACGAAATACCAGATACAAGAACAGTAATAAGCTTGATTTTATCAGTTGTAATTATTATATTACAATTATCACATTTAATAATAAAATAGAGGTTATATGAATATAAAAGAAAGAGAGTTAGAGTCTAATGTCACTGATGATAATGAACTTAAATCAAAAGACATTGTTACTTTAATGGAAAAGGAATGGCCTGTTATGACAGCAGAGTTTAGAAAATTACAAAGAGAACAATATGAATTGTTTCTACATAAACAACATGATTATGGACCTGGCAATATATCAGTTGGAACTCAACTACAAACACCAGAAGAGGTAAAGTTATCTCTTACAGGTCTTTGGTTTCGTATGAATGATAAGTTACAAAGGGTAAAGACTTTATTGATGACAGGTAGAGACTCCGCCGTCAAAGATGAACCGTTAGAAGATGCTTATTTGGATGTTAGTAATTATGGAATCATGGCTACAATAGTTAGCCGTGGAAAATGGGGTAAATAATGAATACACATTGGGGAACAAAAAAAGAAAAAACAATTCGTAAAGCTGGTAATGAAGCAAATGAAAAACACATATCGGTTCAGGATAATAGAATTTATTTTTATTCAGGTGTAAATCGAAATGCCTGTGTTGAGTTGAATAAAAAAATTGGTGAGTTGGAAGCAAAAAGCTTGACTTTGTCAAATACTCTTGGTATCTTACCACCATCTATTAAAATATTTATAAATTCGGGTGGCGGTAATATTGTTAGTGGGATTGCCTCAATGGATACGATGTTGAGGTGTCAAGTGCCTGTTGAAACATATGTTGACGGTTTTTCTGCCTCTGCTGCTACTTTTTTAACTGTTGTTGGTAGTAAGAGATATATGAGTAGAAATTCCTATATGTTGGTTCATCAGTTATCAAGCACCTTTTGGGGAACATATAGTAACTTTGAGGATGAAAAGAAAAACCTTGACTTGATGATGAAAACAATAAAAGACATTTATAAAAAATATACTAAACTACCCATGAAGAAATTAGATGAAATATTAAAACACGACTTGATGTGGGATGCCAATACTTGTTTAGAATATGGATTGATTGACGAAATTATCTAATGGCACATATATCTCATAGTCAATTTACGACGTATAATGATTGTAACTTAAAATGGAAGTTACGTTATATTGATAAACTTGGAACTTTTGTAGGAAATATCCACACTTTGTTTGGGACGGCGATGCATACTGTAATTCAAGATTATTTATCAGTTATGTATAACAAGTCAATAGTCGAAGCTGACAAACTAGATATGGAGACAAAACTAAAAGACGAAATGATTTCTGAGTTTACAAAAATAAAAAATAGTCAAAATGTTTTACCATGTTCGCAAGAAGATTTGATGGAATTTTATCAAGATGGAGTATCGATATTACAACACTTTAGAAAGTATCGTAACAAATATTTTATGAAACAAAATTGGGAGTTGATTGGTGTAGAGGTTCCAATTCTAAAAAAAATACAAACCGGTGTTGATATGAAAGGCTACCTAGACGTTGTTTTGAGAAATAAAATATCAGGTAGGGTTGTAATTATTGACCTCAAAACTGCCACTCGTGGTTGGACGGATTATCAAAAAAAAGATTTTAATAAAAAGTCACAGTTATTACTTTATAAAAAATATTATTCTGAGTTATTTGATGTTCCGTTGGATAAGATAGATGTAATGTTTCTGATTCTAAAGAGAAAGATAGCAAAGAATCCTGACTTTCCAATAACGAGACTACAAAAGTTTGAACCAGCGAATGGGATTCCAAGTATCAATAAGACAATGAAAAAGTTTGAAGATTTTAGAACTGGTGTATTTGATGATAAAGGAAAATATTTATTAGAGAGAACTTACGCTGCCAAACCAGGTAAGGTTTGTAAGTTTTGTGAATTTTACGATACGGAGCATTGTAAATGGGGGAAAATACTTTAAAAGTAGGTATAGTAGGTAGTCGTAAATACGAAAACCGAAAAAAAATAAAAGAGTTTATTTTTAAGTTAAAAAAGGAAAAGGGTCTAGATACTGTAATAGTAAGTGGTGGATGTCCAAAAGGTGCCGATTTTTATGCTAAGAAATATGCTCTTGAGTTAGGTTTACAGTATGAGGAATATCCACCAGCACATCAGACACATAATTTATATTGCCCATTAAATGAAAAAAATTACGGAAAACCATTTAGTGTCAAAAACTTTTTTGCTCGTAATAAACAGATTGCCATCCATTCAGAATATGTCGTGGCATTTATCCCAAGAGGAGTTGAATCATCAGGTTCTGTTTCAACCATAAATTATGCTAAAAAATTTGGTAAAAAAACTTTGATAATAGATTGATGAAATTAATGTATCTCGGTCATGCTAGTTTATTAATATCTTTTAAAAACACAACGATTGTTACAGATCCATGGTTTACTAAAAAAGGTGCATATGCGTCGACTTGGTTTCAATTTCCTGATAACACAGAAATAGATTTTTCTTGGATTAAGGATTTAGATTTCGTTTGCATATCACACGAACATGAAGACCATTTTGATTTGGAATTTTTGAAAAAACTTAATTCTGATGTGAAAATTGTTACTGCTAAATTTAATAATAAAAGATTTCTAAATTTATTGACTAATAATCTAAATAATGACGTAATAGAGATTGATGACAGAAAACAAATAATGCTTGGGGACATAAAATTCACACCTATGATACAAGTTCCGATGGGCTCCGAAGACTCTGCGATGATTTTTAAATGTGGTGATGAAGTTATAATGAATTTTAATGATATGAAACCATCACAAAAAGACTTAAATTGGATTAAAGATAGATACAAAGTAAAATATTTATTTAAACAATTTTCAGGTGCTAGTTGGTATCCCATTGTGTATGATTTTGATGAGCAAACTAAGCAGCAATTATCGGATGAAAAAAGGTTATTTAAATATGAAACTATACATAACATAATAAACGAACTTGGGGTGAAATATTACATACCATTCGCAGGACCTCCTTGTTTTTTAGGAAAAGATAATTTCAAATATAATTTTGGAGACCACACAACTTTTCCAAATCAAGTTGATATCTATGAATACTTTTTAAAAAATTATAAAAAAGACGCACAAAAATTTATAGTCCTAACACCTGGTGATGAAGTAAGTTGTGATTGGAAAAAAAATCTGAATAAGGAATTTTATGTTGACAAAAAAAATTATCTAAAAAAATATCAAAAAAAACGACAAGACATCATAAAAACTGAGAATGATAAGATTAAAAAAGTAAACTATAGTTTATTACCAAAAGCAAAGAAATACTTTACTCGTTTAATGAGATTATCACCAAAAATATGTAATGCTATTGATGGGGGAGTTTTATTTAATTTGACTGGTGATTTTGAAGAAACCATTAGACTTGATTTTCGAAAAAGGATTGTTGAGTTAAATCAAAGTGATAATCATTTTTATAAATTTGACATTGAGGGTAAGTGGTTCAATCATGTTTTGAATCAAAACATCACTTGGGAGGAATTTTTCCTTACTCTTAATTTTAAAGCCTATAGAACACCTAATCTATACAATGAACACTTAATGTCATTTTTAAAATTAGCAGATGGTGATGCTTATAAAAAATATGAGGATTATCATTTTGATAATGTTGAGAGTGAAACTTTTGAACTTAATTACTTAGGAGAAAAGTATAGGTGTCAGAGATATTGTCCTCATGCGAAAGGTGATATGTCTAAAGGTAAAATTTTAAATGGTTTTTTAACTTGTCCAACACATAATTGGAAATTTAGTTTATCAGATGGTCAATGTGCTACTAATAAATCCAAACTTTTTATAGAAAAAATCGATGTTTAATATTTGGATATATATTTATATATAGTTATATATGAGGAATGGTTATGAAAAAAAATGATTTTACTAAATTAACATCAGTAAAGATAATCGATTCATTGTATGAAAAGTTTAAGTTCAAAACTGTTAATTCTTCAATGAATCTACAAAAATTAGTTAATCGGTCTGTTCATCAATATATTCACGATAATTTAGTCAGAGAACAAATTGAAAGTTATGATAAACTTTATATTAGTGGGAGTCAGTTTTAATGCGTGTAAATCTTAGGAATGAATTAATAAATGCTAGTAAGACACACTTTATAGCACATATTGAGAAACATAGAGTAAATGTAGAAAACATACTGAACAATTCTGTTGGTGTTGCCGAACATCCTGATATTATGGACAGTATTGAAAAAGAACTAGAAATTATTGCTGAATACGATGATAAACTATCTGTTTTAGAAAAATACTTTTCAGAGGATTATGAGGGTAAAAACACCAAGGAGATTCTCAATGGCTAATTTACCTAAATTAACAAAAATATCTAATAAACCTAGAAAACAAAAAAAGAAAATTTTGTTAATGTCTGATGACCTGAGGATGCATAGTGGAGTCGCTACTGTTTCAAAAGATATAGTGTTTGAAACTCTAAATGAATATGATTGGGTGCAAATAGGTGGTGCGATAAAACATCCTGAGGCAGGCAAAATTGTTGATATGACTAATGGTTTAAAAGATTTTGGTATAGATGATGGATACTTAAGGATTTATCCGGTCGATGGTTATGGAAACGAAGATATTCTTAGAGAGGTAATGAAAATAGAAAAACCAGACGCAATCCTACACTATACCGACCCAAGATTTTGGATTTGGTTTTATAACATGGAGTCCGAAATAAGAAGAGAAATTCCTATTTTTTATTATAATATTTGGGATGATTTACCAGATCCTAAATATAACATTAATTATTATAAGAGTTGTGATTTATTAATGGCCATATCAAAACAAACTTATGGAATTAATAGAAGATTATTACCAGACTATGAAGATTGGCAAATCACCTATGTCCCTCATGGAATTTCTCCAAGAAGATTTTTTAAAGTTCAAGATGATGATATGAGTTTGATGGATTTCGAAGCAAAACATAATATTGCTGACAAAAATTTTAAGATACTTTACAGTAACCGAAATATTCGTAGAAAACAACCAGGTGATGTTGTCTTAGCCTATAAATATTTTTTAGATGAATTAACGCCTGAACAGAGAGAACAGTGTGTTCTTATTTTTCATTGTCAACCAAGTGATGAAAATGGAACCGATTTACCTAGATTAGTTAGACACCTAATACCAGAATACGACGTTAGGTTTACTTACAATACAGATGGTAGACCTTTTAATGATACGGAAATGAATTTATTATTTAATTCAGCAGACGTATATATTAACCTTGCGAGTAATGAGGGGTTTGGATTAGGTAGTGCCGAGGCTCTTACTGTCGGAACCCCAATCATTGTTAATATTACTGGTGGATTACAAGACCAATGTGGTTTTTATAGAAAGAAAATGGCACCAGACGGTAGTGGTTATAGTAAAGAATTATTAACACCTGATGATTATGTAGAGTTAGGTTCTAATCATACTAAAAAAATTGAAGACCATGGTGAGTGGGTAAAACCTGTTTGGCCTACTAATAGGTCACTACAAGGTTCGCCACCAACCCCTTACATTTGGGATGATAGATGTCAGCCAGAAGACGCTGCTATCCAACTTAGAGAGTTTTTTGAACTCACAAGAGAAGAGAGAAAAGATTTAGGTAATAAGGGTTCAGAATACTGTTTAAATAATCAAATGACATCTAAAGTCATGGGTGAAAATTTTATTAAATCTATGAATAGTGCTTTTGAAAGTTGGAAACCTAGACCTAAATATTACATGGAGGCAGTATGAAAAAATTAGTTGTTATGATTGCACCTTTTAATACCCGAAGTGGATACGGTGACCATGCCCGTTCTTTATTTTATTCTATAATGGATAGAGATGACTTGGATATTAAGTGTATTGATGTTAAGTGGGGAAATACACCAAGAAATCATTTGCGACCAGAGGTTCCTAGACATAAAAAGTTATTGAATACTTTTGTCAATCCAAATGATATTAAACAACAACCGGATATACTTTTCGATATCCGTATACCAAATGAGTTTTC